GTATGTTGAACGCATCAAGAACGAAATATATCAACGCCGTATCCCAAACAGGACAGGTGGTGGTACAAGCGTGATTGATGCTGCTTATAATCCAATCAGCATCAACGAAGATTTCTTCCTTGCTACTAACGCAGAAGGCAAGGGCACGCGCATTGATACTCTCAATGCAGGTGAGAATCTCGGTCAGATTGACGATTTGAAATATTTCAACAACAAGATGATCAGAGGTCTTGGGGTTCCCAGCAGCTATCTGCCAACTGGACCAGATGATGGCACAGCTACCTACAATGATGGTAAGATGGGTACTGCATTCGTGCAGGAATATCGCTTTACCAAGTATTGCGAGCGCTTACAAAACCTCATGAGCCCTGTGCTAGATAAGGAATTCAAGCTGTTCCTCAAGCATCGTGGCATTGAGATACAGAGCAGCCTTTTTGAATTGCAGTTCTTCCCACCTCAGAGCTTTGGTGAATATCGCAGGATGGGTATGGATGCTGAACAGATCAACCTGTTTAGCACGCTCATGGGCACTGAAGCTACCAAATACGTTAGCAAGCGCTTTGCTCTTGAGCGTTATCTTGGTTGGAGCCAAGATGACATATCTCGCAACGAAGAGATGTGGCGAGAAGAGAACGCAGAGAAGGTTAAGACCAAGACTGGTACTTCATCTGCGTCTGAACCACCTGGCATGAATGCCATAGGTTTGCGTCCAGAATCTGAGACACCTGCACCAGAAGGGGAAGCACCAGAAGGTGCAGAAGGTGCACCACCTGCAGAGGGTGGCGAAGGTGGCGGCGAAGCAGGACCAGAAGCTCCGGCACCGGCACCACCTGGCGGCGGAATACTAGGTGGCTAATAGACACCATAAATATTGAGGTAGGAGCAAGATACATGAGAGCAGATGAGATAGAAGGTGCGTATTATTCCCCTCAGGATGACAAGTTCACTCCTGCACATCTGCATGACACTCGTCGTGCACGTTTGACTCTGTTTCAGCTGAACAAGCTTAAAAAGATGCGTGCTGCTAAAGCCCTTGAAGATCTAGTACATGCGGATCACTTGGAAATTCAATACGCACCTGCAGAAGAAGGCGGAGCTCCCGGCCTATGACCTTTTACATACCATATCAACAATCTGCTGCTAGCCAAGGTAACATAGTCGTACAAGACGGTACCGTTGACACTACTAGCACAAGCCTAGCACTAGTTGGGGCTAATTCCGTAAACTTTGGTCTGTATATCAACCAAAATTTCGTAGAACTATTGCAGACTTTTGCCAGCAATACTGCACCCATAAGTCCCCTGATAGGACAAATGTGGTATGATACCATTTCTGGATCTATCAAATATTACAACGGTGTGCAGTGGAAAGTGCTCACTCCTCCTTATGATGGAGCAGCTGGTACTGCTACTGTAAGCATATCAGGTCAGGCAGTAGCATTAACATTAGCAGATAGCCAGATCATATATGCTGTGAGCTTGGTACCACTGGCGCAGGCAGTTTTGCCGGCAAGCGTGCTCATTGACGACAGTTATTATGCTATGAGCAGCAGATTCCCGCAGGGATTAGGAGCTGGTATAACTCTAGCTACTGACTCTAATGGACTGCAGTTCTGGGGCACAGCTAGAACAGCTAATGCGTTTGCTAGCAACATGACTATCACCGTAACCGGTAGTGCAAATGCTAGAGTTAGCTTCAATGGTAGCAGCAATGTGGTTATGCCTTTAGCATTGACCAATGTGGTTCCTGCAGGATATTATCAGAACGTTGTGGTCGGTAGCAATGGCATAGTGACTAGTGGTCAGCTGCTCAATGCTAACGACATCAACAATGCGCTGGGATACGTACCAAGTCCTGTTAATGGTGTAGCCAACAGCCTCAGCTTTGGTTCAAACATCATAATCAACGGTGTGGTTGGTGGTAGTAATATCTTCCACGGCAACAGCAACATCATAATAACAACCACGTTCCTTGATAATCCAATGCCTACAAACGGCATCATTGCACTGCCAACTGGTGCAACCATACCAACTGGATGGTTTATCGCCAACGGACAAAGCGTGGTGATACCAAATGGCGGCGGCACAGTGGTTACACAGAATCTAACTGGATCCGATCTAACCGGCTGCGTTTGGATACAAAAAGTTTACTAATGCTGCTGTCTGTCACAGAATCGTAATTTTACACCTATATTTCACTGGATTCGTTAGCAGATATTAAATACTGCCGAGTCTGTACCAAATCTTACAACAACAGGAGACCAAGACTATGGCTAAGAGCAAGCTAGAACAAGTCCTAGAGCATCTCGTCGCTGGCGACGAAGCTAAGGCAAAAGACCTGCTTCATCAGGTTTTCATTGAAAAGGCACGTGCTATCCATGAAGAACTCATGAGCGCAGAAGAAATGGACGAAGAAATGCTTGGCGGCGACGAAGGCAAGCAACTGCGTCACGACATGATGCATCACAGCAAAGAGATCGAAGAACTCAGCAATGAGATCGAGAGCGAAGAGATCATGGGCGAAGACGAAGACATGATGATGGCAGCTGATGCTGACATGGACATGGCCGATGCTGAAGACGATCTCGGCGACGCTATGGCAGCCACTGACGATGCAGAAATGGACATGCAAGCTGGTGAAGCAGATGTCATGGGCGACATCGAAGACACCATGGGCGACCTCGAGACTGCACTTGCAGATCTAAAGGCAGAGTTTGAACGCCTCGAAGGCGCAGAAGACGCTGAAAACGCTATGGACGATATGGGCAGCGAAGAAGCTGATGAAGAAGGCGAAGAAGAAGGCGAAGAAGAGATGGACGAAATGTTCACCGAAGAAGACTTCGACGATCTCGCTGAAGCAGTTGAGCTTGAAAAGGTTACGATACCTACCAAGGGTGAAGTTGGCGCTGGCAAGTTCAGCCCTAAGGATGCTGACACCAAGCAAGACAGTCCGGTTCCTCCAAGCCAGACAACACGCTTTGGTGCTGCTCCGATCAAGACCGGAACAGGTCCTAAGGCAGACGGTTATGCTCTGCAAGCAGCTCCAAAGAGCGACAAGCTCCCAATCCTCCCAAAGACCAATCAGCGTAAGACTGACACCGAAGGCATGGAAAACGAGCAGAGTGGCAAGTACGGTGCTAAGGAAGACAGCAAGAGCGCACTTGACACAACCGATAAGACTTTTGGCAAGGGCAACCAAACCAGCCCACTTACTCACGCTCCGCGCAAGTAATTGACATTGCTGATATGATATCAAAATACCGCAGGAATCTTTCCTGCGGTATTTTCTTACAAAAAATACCTATTTAGAACAGTTTAATAAATCTGTCACTAAATATCACACCAAAATACCAAAGGTAGTGTCATGAAAGAAAATATCCTAGTTGAACACCTCGCTTACGACACTGCGAAAGCCGAAGTCATTACTGAATCGGCTGGCGAGGGCCAACCAAAGAATGTCTACATGAAAGGCATTTTCATACAAGGTGGTTTGCGCAACCATAACGGTCGCGTATATCCCGTGAATGAGATACGTAAAGCGGTAGAGTCTCTGAACGAGTCAATCAGGCAGGATAGCGGAGTGCTTGGTGAGTGTGATCACCCACAGGAGCTCCAGATACATCTTGACCGCGTTAGCCACAAGATTACTGAAATGTGGATGGATGGAGCCAATGGATACGGCAAGCTACAAGTATTGCCAACTCCTTGCGGTGAGATCGTCCGCACACTACTGCAAAGCGGCATCAAGCTTGGTGTTAGCAGCCGCGGTTCAGGAAACGTAGACGATAACGGCGAAGTTAGCGACTTTGACATGCTCACAGTTGATATCGTCGCAAAGCCAAGTGCGCCTAATGCTTACCCCGTGCCTATGTACGAGGCAATCATGAATCGCAAACACGGATACCGAACTCACGAACTCGCTGAAGCAGTTCGCCATGATAAAGGTGCACAACAGCATCTTACCAAGGTACTGCTTAATTGGGTTGACGAGTTGAAACTGAGATAAGGAGTCGGTTGAATGACAACGAAACTAGAAGAGCTCCTTGAGAACGAAGTGCTTGGCCCTGAGGTCAAGTCTGCGCTCCAAGAAGCATTCCAAGCTAAGATCAAGCAAGCCGAGGCCCAACTGCAGGAAGATTATGCTGCACGCTATGCCAACGACAAGCAACAGCTTGTTGAGGCAATGGACAACATGATGAGCGACACAATACGTGCTGAATTAGAAGAGTTCGCAGAAGACCGCGCTGCTCTTATAGCACAGAAGAGCAAGCTCAGCCGTGAAACTCTAGCAGCTAAGCGTATCGCAGAAGCCAAGGTAGCTGAACATGTAAAACTGCTTAACGCATTTGTTGCAAAGCAGCTTAAGACAGAAGTGGCAGAGTTCGTCTCCGATAGGAAGACGCTAGAATCGCAGCGCAAGAAGATGGCAGCAGAAGTTGAAGCCATCCGCGAAAGCGCAAGGAAGTCAACGCAGGATCGCATCAGCAAGCTAGAAGGTTTCGTAGTCAAGAAGCTTTCAGAAGAGATTGCAGAATTCGAGACTGATAAGAAAGCTCTCATCGAGCAGCGCGCCAAGTTAGCTGCTGAGGGTAAACAGAAGATCAACGAAACCAAGGCAGCATTCCTCAGCAAGGCAACTTCAACTCTAGACAAGACGTTGAACGAAGTCATCCGCAAGGAACTGGTGCAGTGGAGGGACGACATCAAGGTTGCTCGCGAGAACAATTTTGGTCGTAGGATCTTCGAAGCCGTTGCAAGCGAATACATGGCTAGCTACCTGTCAGAAGGCAGCGAAGTCAAGAAGCTGCAGAGGCAGCTGGCAGAAAGCCAGTCACGCATTGACGAAGCAAAGAAGCAGATCACTGAGAAGCAAAAGCTTGTTGAATCTGCTGCTGCGCAGATCAAGGCTGCCCAAGATCGCACCACAAGGCTTGAGACCATGAGCGAGCTCCTGGCACCTCTAGCACGCGATAAGAAGGCAATCATGGAAGAAATGTTGCAGGACATTAAGACGACAAATCTTAAGGAAGCCTTCAACCGTTATCTCCCAACCGTGATGAACGGTGAAGCAACCAGTGCTGTCAGGAAGCAACTTTCTGAGAACGCTACAAATAAGTCCGTGGCATTCACGGGTGACAGGCCAAACAAGCTGTCAGAAGTGGTGAAAGAAGATAACCAAGACATTGGTCAAATTCTCTATCTCGCAGGCATTAACAAGTAAAAGGAAGCCAAAACTATGAGCAAGAATCTATTTGAAACTCATTGGTCGGCTACCAAGACCGCACTCTGCGAAGGTCTCTCAGGCAATCGCAAGAAGGTAATGGAAGTTGTCCTTGAGAACACCAAGAAGGACCTGCAGAGCAAGTCCGGAATACTTTTTGAAAGTGCAACACCAGGCAGCACGTCTGCAGGTAACGTTGCTACTCTCAACAAGGTGATCCTCCCAGTTATTCGTCGCGTTATGCCTACGGTTATCGCGAACGAAATCATTGGCGTGCAGCCTATGACTGGCCCAGTTGGTCAGATCCACACGTTGCGCGTTCGTTATGCTGACACGTTCGGTTCACCGACACCAGTTGCAGCTAACACAGAAGCACTTAGCCCATTCCAGATAGCTGCGTTCTACTCTGGTAACGGCAACAGCACTGCTCCAGCAGCTGCACCGGTAAGCGTCCTCGAAGGCGTGGCTGGTAAGCGCTTGAACATCCAGATCCTCAAGGAAGTTGTGGAAGCAAAGACCCGCAAGCTCAGCGCTCGTTGGACCTTTGAAGCTGCACAGGATGCACAGGCACAGCAGGGCATTGACATCGAAGCAGAAATTATGGCCGCTCTGGCTCAGGAAATTACCGCTGAAATC